GAGGCATAGTAAGGTTAGGTAAGAAATTTGAGAAGAACCCAGAAGACTTTATAAAGAAATGAGACCAAAGTTTATAGTTTATTGTTTGTCTGCTATTTGTTTACTCTTTGGATTGAAAGGGTTCGAACTAAATAAAGACATACAAAACACATTAAAAGAAAACGCTCGGCAATCAGAGTCTTCTATTATGGAGATAGGAATGTGTTTTGATTGGTATGGTGTAATAATAGTTAATTCTGTAATTAAAACATCTCACGGTACAATGACACCAGCAGAGATGGTAGATACTTTAAAAGAAGAAAGCGGTTATAAAGATGAGTACTTAGAGGGATATAAAAAAGACATTACCCCAAAAGAAAAAGAGTATGCTGATTTTGTGTTTAGCCAAGAGAAAAAAATAAGCGCATATGTTAATGAGTTGATTGCGTGGGCAGAAAAAGGAGATATAGAAATGATTAAAGCTTCTATACCTAGAATGTATGATATGACTGACCCTACAATCGAAGCCATAAACACTATTATGGATACAAAAATGTATTACAATGAGGAGCAAGCAGAAGTACTAAATAAAAAGATCGAAAGGTTTTCTGATTTTATATGCACTCTATTAGCTTTATGTTTCGTTATGTCTATAGGCGCTTCATTTAGTAGAAAATGTGATTAAAATGAATTTTAAAGGTAAAAAAGAAGTAGTTAAAGCTGTACAAAAACTCCTTGGTGTTTCCGCTGATGGAGTTGACGGACCTGTTACTTGGAACGCAGTGCTTTCTGAATTATCCGCCAAAAAAGATGTTATGAACGGTAAAGATATCCCCGAAAAAATGGTGACATTAGCTAGAGAAGAAATAGGTGTTTCTGAAGTTGATGGTACAAATTGTGGACCAAGGGTAGATGTATATAAAGCTGCCACTTGGTTAGATGCAGATAAAGGTTGGCCTTGGTGCGCGGCTTTCATATGTTGGTTGATTCGTGAAGCTATAGAAGAAGAAGAAGTTTTATTTAAACGCCCAAGAACTGCTGGAGCTTGGGATTTTGAAAATTGGGCCAAGCAAGAAACTTCAAATGGAATAGAGTTGCGTAAGCCTACTAATGAAGATATTAAAGCTGGAGATATTGTTGTCTTTACTTTTTCTCATATTGGTATAGCCGTAAAAGACATAGACTCAAGCGGTTATGTGGTCACCATCGAAGGTAATACAAATGGTGCGGGAAGTCGTGAGGGAGGTTCGGTCTTAGAAAAGAAACGCCATGTTTCTAAAATAAGAAGCAGAATAAGAATATCTTAAAATTACTTGAAGATAAGCATCACTCTTATATTATAGAGTATGCAAAGGGAAAAAGAAATAAAAGTCTCCGTAGGGGATATTTTTAATTATACTATTGGGAGAAATTATAAACATCCCATAGATGCAGTTTTAGATTTAGAAGAAGAAGATCGTTTTGAATGCCACCAAACATTTATCTATGATGCAACTTTGAATTCTAAAAAAGTTCAAAGTTTAGAGTATCTGCATTTTTTTATAGAGCTAGATAAATGTCGTCATAATTTATCAATTCGTAGTAACCCCAGAAGGTCAGAAGTACTGAGATTATCAGAAGAGCTTTGGGAGATAGCTCCTAAAAAAATATTCCTTCCCACACATCACAAATCTGAGTTTGAGGAAGGTTCATCCTCAAAAAAGCTAAAAGAAATATTTGGTCTTAACAATTTTAATGAATTAAAATTTGCAGATTTTAAACTTTCAGAGGAGGAGGCTTTAAAAAAAGCTTATCGCGAACAACAGTTAGAAATATATAAAGGCTTATTATGAATTTAGTAAATGATATCTGCTGTACAAAAGATAATTATAATCATGTTAACTGTATAATTGAGATACCAAAAGGGACAAATACTAAGTATGAATATAATGAAAAACTTAATATTTTTGAGTTGACTAGATGTTTGGTTTCATCTCTTCAGTATCCTATAAATTATGGTTTCATACCTCAAACTATAGCTTTAGACAATGATCCTCTTGATGTTCTTGTTTTTAACCATGACCCCATAGATAGAGGTACTTTGGTAAGCTGTCGAGTTTTAGGAATGCTTGGCTTTGAAGATAATGGCGAAATAGACAATAAGATAATAGCTGTTCCACATTGGTCGTCCAAAGAGAAGTATAATAAACTTCACGATATTGAACAAGAACACTTAAAAATTTACAGACAATTTTTCAAAATATATAAACTTGATAGGCAGTCTGAAACTAAAGTGGGAGACTGGAAAAGTTCTAATATCGCTTTAAAAACTGCAAAAGAATCTCATGAAAGATGGGAAAAAGCCAATCAAGCAAGATTTCATGAAGAGTGGGCTGATAATCAATTTTGGGGAAAAATTAAAAATGGACAGTACATAGTTCACCCAGATTAGGTGTAACTAATAGTATAACCATTTAATATATATTATGGAAACACTCCTTAAATTAGTTGAAGATAACCCTTGGTTTGGTGTATTAACAGCGTTTGTGGCTCTTGCCTCTGCGATTACTGCTGCTACTCCAACTCCCAAAAAAGGAACAATTTGGTCTAAAGTTTATGCAATCATTGACTGGGCCGCATTAAATATTGGGAAAGCCAAGCAGAAGTCCGAGGATTAACTCTAGATTAATCACTTAGACACCCCCTCCCCTTTTGGGCTTGGGGGTTTTTATTCGTTGCTAAATACATATTTGGCACTAGCTTCCTTTTGTCATTATGATTTCCGATAGAGCTAAAAGTTTATCAGGCGCAAGCCATGTAGCCCATACTAAAAAGTTAATAGATGAATCTGTAGAGAGATATCATCATTCATGCCTTTGTTATGATTTAAAAATAAAAAAAACAGGCAAACAACAAGACATTGGTCATGTAGACTTCATAGTAAATGGCGAGACTGTCGATTTAAAAGGATTAAAAAATTCTACAAGAGAGGGTAAGATTCTTTTAGAGTTTCTAAATGTAAATGGAAAGGCGGGATGGTGTAATGAAAAAGGCATCCCCACATGGATAGCTTTTGATTTTGGGGCATTCTTTTTGCATGTGAAAAATGCTGATCTATTTAATCTTGCTAAAGAAAAATGCGATTTGCGTGATACTGTGTACCGAGTAAACGAATGTCTTTATAAAGGATATAGACGTAAAGGTCGTAAAGATTTGATGTCTATGGTTACACTTCAAGATGTCTTGAATGGTTGTGAGTATTGGTTTTTGCCTTACGCTAAGTACCAACTTCCTTTGGAAGAAGTTTAAGGGTTAGGCTGATCAGGCCACACAACAGAGTCTTTTAAATTATTCATTTCTGTGGTAGTTAAGCCAGCCAAAGAATTGATTGGCTCTGTGACTTCTTCCCCGTCAAATTCAAAAGTAGTTTCTGTTTCTCTGGGGTATGGATTATCTATACATAAAGCCCATTTGCCAGCTTTTGTTTGTTTAACTGTCCACCAGTATTTTGTGACATTGCTACACCCTCTGGCTTGAGCTTCTTGTGCGCTTCTATCTTGAGCCTGTTGTTTGGTATTAAAAACTAAATATTTCATATTTTAATAAATTTTAAATCTTTTATTTATATCAGATTCTATAGAAATTCTGTTTGTTGATGCGCTGCTAGAGCTATAGATGATAAATTCACCCATTTTACCATTAAAATGTAAACTGTCGCCTAACCCTGCGGCTCCGACAAGCGAAGTTCCTCCGCTTTTGTCTTCTAAAGAGCCATTACTCCCTACTTGAGAGCTATTTAAAAAAGCTTTATATGAACCTTGTGTTGAATCTGCCACCATGCTTACTAAATTTAAATTTGTGTTAGCAGAGGTAGAAGGAGCAGAACCAGCGCCATAATTAAAAGTAAAATTATTACTGTTAATATAGGGGCAATACCATCTTTTATTAGAGTCTGCAAAACTTCCCAAACAAGAAATCATTTGATTTCCTGCTATTGTATCAGCTTCAAAAACTACGTAAGAGGATAAAGCATTTATATTCAACGTACTAGAAAATCCAGTGTCTAGACTTAAATGCTGATTGCTCCCGTCAAAATCTAAGGCTGTATTTCCGTTTGAGTCTGTTACTAAAGTACCGCCATTGACAAGGATAGGTTGGTCAGCAGCAGTAGCCTGTGATAAATTGTTTTGCGCTAACCCCGTGTGCGCTTGATCGTACCACGTAGAAACATATCCTGTAGATGTTCCTATCCACTCTTCTAATGTTTCATGAACGGCTTCTACTTTCATCACATAGTTAAGTGCGTTTGCAGAGGCAGCTGAGCCAGCAGCAGTAGCCTCTTTTTCAAACACATAGTAGCCATTACTGTTTGTTGTGGTGTCGCCCGCTTCGGCCCATTTAGTATTTACAGCCCATGCTTGAGCAAAACCAATATATGATATACCATAAACATACCTTAAACTATCTCCATTAGGAGCGTTAGGGAGATTTAAAGGAAACTTCCCCATAGCAGCATCATTCAGGTCGTTGTCCCAGTAAGATGCAGCTTGTCTCTTATATGTAATAGCATAACCGCTTAAATCCTCATACCAAGCGTTTTTAGCGTAAGTTATTTTATATTGTTTTCCTAATATTCCAGTCTGGAAAGTAATAACTTCATACGGTCCGAGCTGAGAACCTGTACCTAAAGCATTACTTAAAGCATTGGTAAAATTAGGACACCCAGTTCCAGTTGGCCCAACAGGTGAATTTAATGATATATTTCCATCAACATCTCCTAATACGTAAGCTTCCTCACTAGAATTAACATCCCAATCAGTCCTAACCTGCATTAAGTAACCCCCAAAACCTATATCTTTAGTAGAATAAGCTCCAGCGGCTTCAGAATACTTTCCTAACAATGGATTACTTGTATATCTAAATCCTGCGTCATAAGGCTGTATGTAAAGGTTTGAGTTAAGTTTGTCGAAACCAAGCTCTGATATTTTTTCATTATACTCTCTGATTAAATGATTAGAGTAATCATTATAGTTTACTCCTGTGCCTTTATCATTTATAAAAGTACCAGTTATTTCACTCCTAAAACCTGACCACGTAGTCGAATCTTTTGAAAAGCTTGAGTGTATTCTTGTTTTTAAATCAACTGCCATATCCTTATATCTTCTTTAAATATTAATTACACTAAATTTAGAAAAAAAAGTAGAATAGTACTGGTAGACATATATAATTCATAGATTAACATGAAAACTATTGAATTTACAGATAACGAATTAAATATTTTAGTCCAACTCCTTGATATTGCTGTGAAAGCTCAAGGTCTAAATGTGGCAGAAGCTGCTGTTGTTTTAGCGAGGAAAGTCGCTGAAGTAGGAGGCTCGGAAGTTAACCCAGAATATGCAGAGCCTACAGTAGTTCCTTCTGAGGTAGTAGACGACGAATAAAATATTTGACCTCACATTTAAAGTGAGCTAAGCTTAGGGGTGATATATTTATTAATATTTACCGCCTGGGTAGTCGCAGTTATATTTTTGTTACGATTCTTTGCAGTTTCGTCTCCTTGTCAACGAGATATGGCAGCTCATAAAATTACATGGGAAGAAATATTAGAACTTGATTTGTTTATCGCGGATGAGGCAATAAAGTTTGATGGATTAGATCAATGCATTATTGGAGTAGACCAAAGAGGATTTATTGTTTATTGCCATGATAAAATGCTTGACCATTTCCAGAAAGATGGTATGTCTCTTGAAGAGGCTTTTGAATATATCAGTTTTAATGTGGTAGGAATCAAGCCTGATAACTATACTGTTGTTTATAATTCATGACCAAAGAGACATTTACTATGAGTGAAATTGCTATAATGAAGTTAATATATGCCACTGTTGCTTTGTGTGCGGGGTTGACTGTGGGTGTTGTAGTTGCTGTGTTTGTTTCTATTATGAAGCTCATTGAGACTCTAATTTCTTTCCCATTGGTTATTTATAAGACGTTGATGGAATCTTATAAAGCAAAAATATTAATGCAAGCGTTTGCCCCAAGTACACCTGACCCAGAGGTTGATACTCGGAGTAAAGAGGAAAAAATGTGGGATCGACATATTGCTAGAATAAGAAAAAAAGAACCAAATAAAACAGATGAAACTTAACAAACAAAATATTGCTGTATTGTTAACTATTGCTATAGGTATAGCGATAGGTATTTTTTCGTTTTGCCCACAATTTTAATACTATAGATTTATGATAAAATATCCAGAACCAATAATAAAGTTTTTTTCTTTAGATAAGAAAAATAAAAACAAGAAACCTTTTTTAGTAGGCTCCGAGGGAGAGTCTATGTGGCAAAGTACTGATTATGTAGGGAATTATTTTATGCCTTTAGGCGAGCATGGTCTTCATGCTCATCCTATGTGCAAAGATGAATTTTTAAAAGCTTGTTTAGTATGGAATGGAGATTACATAATGACTATAAAGAAAAAAAATCTAGGGGTTATGACGACTCAAAGAGAATTAAAAGCCACGCAAATTAGAAATATCCAAGATGGTTTTGATTCAAATAAAGCAACATTTTTAAATGTGACTCCATTTATCGAGAAAGGAGAGATTTATTTTGCGCTTTCTGATGGGCAACATTCTTGTTTAGGTAATCTTGAAAAAGAAGAATTAAATTGTAAATTAAGTATTGGTCTGGACCCTTTAGAAGCTCCTGCTGACCTTAATGACAAGAAGACTTCGGAACCATGGAATACTCATAATGAATTTTTTAGTAAAATTATACCGTTGAGGAGAGACAGATCGAAGAAAGATGATTTAGGTATTAGAGCAACGTATGAAATATTAACTAGGTTAGGTTATGATGTTCAAGATAAAAGATACGATAACGAAACCTCTACTAATTTAGGAAGAGAGGCTCCTAACATTTGGAGCATGGCGGTAAAATCTACAAAACTTTTCCCTTGGAGAGACCAAAATATAAGACAAGATTTTATAGATCTAGACCCTCGCATTAGAGCTAAACCATATCAACAAGTGATTAATGACGCAATTTCAGTAACTAAAATGGTGGTTGGAGATGATTTAACAAAAGGTAATAGAGGTAATCTTTTTATGGCGGCCTTAATGCAAATAATGTCTCAACGCACTGATAAATGGGGGCCGTTTGAATATGATATCAAGGCAATAAAAAGGGCTGTACAAAAAGGTTCTTGGCGTATGTACCAAGGCCATTCAATGGAGAAAAATCCTTTACGGACGCATAACGATTATGTTGGAGCTGCTGTAGAAAGAATTACTCAAGATGGAAAAACAGGAGGTAATGGTCGTATAGAATCACAACAAAATAGAGTTACCGCTTTGGCACATATCCTTTGTGATATGATTATTATGGAAATGGAACCAAAACAAAATGAATTCCCCTCATTAGATTTCAGTCCGAAAAAAGCTTCAAGCCCCAAAACTTAACCACAAATAATACATGACAAATAAAACATTAGCCACGATTAACTTACTTTGTATCGCCTTTCCTATGGGGCTAGGTGCATTAGAAGTAATTTTAGATAGACCGCTAACAAATGCAGGTTTAGTAGGATTAGCAGGATTATTTATGATAATCTTTGGCATCTGGACTTCATTAAGATTAGCTAAGCAGCCAGATTAGTGACATCTGTTAAAAAAATGAAATTAAATTTATTTATAGGTGTGTTGCTAGGGGTTATTGGTTGCTCGATTGTAACACTTATCTCTTTCCTCATGGAAGAAGAGCCTAATGAAGAAGGGAGAAAGCCTCTTCCCCAAATGTTAATTTTACCTCCTCCAGAAATGGAGGAGGATCTTGATCTCCACCCCCCACTAGATCTTAATCCTTCAGATCATAGTAATGTGGCATAAAAAATTAATTTTTATTCTAATCTACTTAGTTGTTTTAGTATTTTGTAGAGCAGATGACCATTGGGGTGAACCTCCTCCTGTTCCAGAGCTACAGATAAATCATGATATACTTACTGGCAGAGTAGAAGTTGGTTGGATATCTGACTCATCTTTCGATAAGCCTATTTGGTACATTGTAGAAGTAAAGCAAGTAGACGAAAACAGAATAGTTGATCCTGAATTCCTTTGGTTCAGACCTTTTATACCAATACAGAGTAATTTTAATGAGTATATTTCAATAAGTTTGAACTACAGAGATGAATTTGGGGCAGTAAAAGATTGGAGCAGGGCAGAGATGTTTAGAATAAGAGCTATGTGGGGCGCATGAGCGGCAAAACAGAAAGTGCTACTTGTTTATACTGTAAGAAAAAATTTACTGTTGAAAGTTATGCTATAAAAAGGGGTCTTGGTAAGTTTTGTTCAAGAAGCTGTGCTTGCTCGCATCAAAATGAAAATAGAAAATTAATAGAAAAAAATTGTGATGTATGCGGCAAACCTTTTAAAACTAAATGTAGTCATGCGAAACATTGCTCAAGAACTTGCACCAATCGAAAAGCAAAAGCAAGACTCAAAGATGCTAGGTCAAAAGGTAAATATAGATACCACATAAGTGCTAAAATATATAAAGAATTTGGTGATTTAAAATGTTTTTACTGTGGATGGGACAAAGATAAATGCGATATTCATCACATAGTACCAAGAGTAAAAGGTGGGACAGATGAATATAGCAACTTAACAATAGCTTGCCCCAACTGTCATCGGCTTATACATAAAGGTAAACTAAAAGTAGGATTAACTTTAGAAGATTATAAAAATGAACATAAATGAACTATTAGAAATCCATGAAGACACTTGCTCCAAGTGCAAATCAATCATGGTAAAGAAAAATAAAGACTATACTGGCGGCAAAACAGCTACAGATATCTTTGCTAACTTTAACTCATCAAAGATAATAGGCTTACATCCAGTCAAAGGTTTACTGATAAGAGTCATAGATAAAATACAAAGAATAAATTCTTTCACCAACGACAAAGAATTATCTGTGTCGAACGAGACAGTTGAAGATGCGTGTGATGACATTGTAAACTATGCCATCCTTGCTAAAGCAATGCTGATTGAAGAAAGATCCCAGATCGAACAAAATAAATCCAAATAAGTGATTGTAAAACTACAGCCAGACGAAGTTCTAATATGCGAACAATTAGGCAGAATGAGATCAATTATTGCCAGAAGTTCTGGAGTTAAAGACGCAAAAGTTGGTACTCAAGATGGTAGTGAAGCTGATGTCATGGGTATGAAAGCTGAGTATGCATTCGCAAAACAGTTCAATACTTTTCCAGACTTAGGGTTAACTCCCAGGAGTGGCAGTGCAGATGGCAAGCTGAAGGGATATTCTTACGATATCAAATCCACTACATACAAATCTGGCAGACTATTAGCTACAAAAAAAGAAAATCCAGATGTCGATATGTATGTACTCTGTATCGTAGATAATTCTGAAGTGGATATCAAAGGATATGCAATGAAAAAAGATTTAATACAACCTTCTAATCTAAAAAATCTCGGGCATGGAGAGGGTTATTGCATGGACCAGAGTGAATTAAAAAGTTTCAAATAACCAAAAAGTCCCAGATCGAATGATATTTTGCCAAATAAAGGAATATATTTTCTGTTTTTTTAAAAAATCAAAACAATTCTTTTTTTATTTTAGCTAATCCTTTAATTTGCATTATTAGATTAGTTACGTTAAAAACGTGAATACAATTTGTTTGTACTGTTAAAGGATAATTTAATTCTGTATCTAATCTTACTCCATCAACTTCGTATTCTGGTGGTACAATTTCTGAAACAAAGTCATACAAACCCTTTTTTTTGAGAAGTTTGTAATAATAATCTATTTGTTCTTTTCTTGCTTCAACCACTACATCCATCTCCAGATACGACTTAGCCGTCATTGTCAAATACCTAAAATATAATCCTTCTTTTGTGGTCAAATGAGAAACAACAATTAAATTCACATTATTACTTACACAAGTGTAATAATAAAATAGAAATTTAAAGAATTAAATATATTATTTATTATGGCTAAGAAGAAATTAGGAGATCCAATTCCAAGAAATGAACCATACATTGTACCTGCTAAACCAGAACAAGAGTATGATAACATTTGGTTGCGTCAGATAAACATTAACGCACCAGAAGTTAATGCTTCTGGAAACAATCAGGGAAACATACAAATTGAATGTTTGCCTTATAACCCTAGTGGTCAAGAAATATATTCAACTCCTGACAATCAAGGAGTAGAGTATATCAATGTACCAAGTAGAGTAAACGGAAGAAAAAGTTTTTGGGATTGTGTTAATGAAGTGCCAGAAGTTAAAACCGCCATGGATGCTATTACAGCCGCTATCCCTGCATTAAGAACTTGGTGTAATACTCCACCTCCACCACCACCATCTGGAGATCCAAACCCACCAACTATTTAAGTACTTTGATTTGAATTAAAATTAATTTTAATTCAGCTTAATCCACTGCCACCCATTTGGAGCCTTGTATTTAATCGAAGGTTTATTATCCTTCCATTTAATCATATAGCGATGGTGTTCACTGTTGCATATATATAAAGGTCTTCCTTTTTCGTCACATACTTTCTCGTACCATCTACCAGAAGTATGCACGATTAAATAGTGGCTATCGTCAACACCTATATTTAATGTGTGTGCATCATGTAGTTCCCACTCCTCGGAAGGAGCAGGAACCATCATGTTGGCATATGCGAGGAGGAGTTTAAAAAAATTCATGCTTTTACAAACCAATTAGGAGTTTCTCTTTTCTTCCATGTAGCAAATCCTGCTTTCTCGCCATTATAGTATGACCTGTAAGCTGTAACACTACATTTGTTTTTGTATTGTTCTGGCATAGCCTGTGCAAATTTGGTTAGACCTTTTTGTGGAAGCCTTAACTTAATATAGTTTTTACCGCACCACTCAATAGCATCAATAGATTTATGTACTTTGCCATAACGTCTGGTGTACTCTTGGCACATTGCATATGCATGGGTCAGTAACCACTCATAGTTTTCTTGCGATTCTCTAGCCCAAATAGTACATGGGTGATTGTAAAAAGCTCTCTTGTATGGTGCGTCTCCGTTAGGATATGCAGAGCATAACATTTGAGCAGATTCTAAAATCATCTTAACAACGTGCTTGTCGCATAGTTGCTGTGCTGATATCTTTGGGTCTTTGTCTACTGCAAATATATTCATACTAATCAATAGCATCTTTAACACAAAAGTCAAGATAGTCTTCTAAGTTATTAAATGTTTTCGCCCTAAACTTAAATACTTCTTCTAATCTTTCTTTTTTGTTTTTTATAGCCCAGTGAGCAATCTTAATAGGATGTTCTTCGCTTGCTAATTCTGCTATGGCTTTAATCTCATCTTTAAAATGCATTCTTTTTATTTACTATCAGCTATTGCTTTTTCCAATTCTTCTTTTATATAGTCATGATTATTGTCATGGGGAAGCCATGAAATTAAATCGTCATAATACATTCTTGCTGATTGATAATCTGGAAAAGTATGTTTCCCTTTAGCAAATGGCTCCCCTTTGAAATCGATTGTAGACTCAACCACAAAATCATTATCAGAACCATCCTTTAATAAAATTTTTGTGTTAGTTTCACTCGTCATCTTTATCCTCCTGTACTAAAGCGAAAGAAAATTTATGTTCTTTTCTAGCGTTACCAACTGAATCAGTTATGTCACCATCACTGTTTGTTATAGTAACATGAAATGCTTTGTTCTCTTCGTCTGCTTCTGCTTTGAGAGTCCATCCTCCCATAAAACTAAAATCTATTGAATCTTTATTCCAAGTAACGCTCATATTTAATAAGGTAAATTTTCTATTTCTTCTTCAACAACTTCAAAAGCTTCTTCAGCTTTCTCAAGATTAACAGAAGTGCCATCCTTAACAAGATTAGGCACATCATAAGTTGCTTCATTGTTATCAATTTCTTTCTGGGCTAATTCCAGTACAATTTTTATTGCTTGTTTGTAATTCATTTTTCTTCTTTTGTTAGCTTCTACTACTAATTTATCCATGCAATTACTATTATAATCGCAAGTGACAGGGTACTTACATTTAGATTGAGTGCAAGTCATTTGTTATATCTCTTAAAGAATAATAATCAAATACTCTTTTTATTTCTTTTATGATATCTCCTTTTTCTTCTATCATCCCATAGACAGACATACCAATTAAATCCTTTGGTTCTGAGGCTTCATCAGGGTCATAGAAATATGATATCTCATCATTGATTTCAAAGAAGTGTCTTATCTCTACGCCTTGAGTTAAAAGAACATTTCTAATTGTTCCGTCTGCTGTCTCTACTTCAACTATCAGTGGATCTTTCATTTACTTCTTGTAAGTCATATGCCCAGTCTTTGCCGTTCTTTGCCGTCAACATAGCAATAGCTTGAGGCAATTGATATTTTGAGAAGAAGCCTTTAACATTGCCGTCTTCTTCTCCACCTAATATTTTAATTTTATAAGGTTTTTTCATAATTATTCTTCGTTTACAAACCACGATGTAACATCTCCATCATTAACTGAGTCTTTTAAATAGTCTAGCAGTTGGTCACAAGCCTCCTCATAACTTCCTGCTGTGAAATTTAAATTACAAGACGCACTAAAGTATTTTGTTTCTTTATTTTCTTCGCTCATGATCTTATCATTGTCTTGCTGACATTTACATCAGCTTTCTCATATGTCCAGTCTAAATTCTCGATTTCACTAATGACAAACTCTTGAACGTTCTGTTCTAGTTCATCCTCAGTACAGTCAAACAAAATGTTTTTGAATACTGTGTTAAGGTCAACTGTCCAAAGAGTTGATTTTTCTTTTGTCTGACCTTCTTCTCTCTCAGCTTCTTCTCTGATAATCTGTCTGCCAAGCACTGTGAGATAAGTTTTAACCTCATTAGTAACACAATATTTTTCATTATGTTTCTCGCAAAGTTTTATTCTTTTATTTAATTGAGCTTCAGCTTCAAAGTAGTCATCAAAGATATAACCTTCCTCGTACTCAGATGATACTACATCACCATTCTCCACAACATCTTCTCTACAGTCAACCAAGAAACCTTGGTCTACGTCATGAGACAAAAATAACTCATATTCGTATGATCTAATTCCTTCTTTAACTAACTTAGTACTTTCTTCTTTGCTTTTAGCCCAAGCTACCATTGGAGGGTCTTTGCTAACCGACTTTTGCCAGTCCTCTACTTCTTGTTTTGTATAACCTTTGCTCATTTTACTCTCTTGCTGTTGTTTAGTACTTTTGTTGCTTCATTAATCATCAAATCAAACTGTGCTTCCATCTCGTCAAATACATCTCCGATAGGATTGAATGCTTCCATAATTAAATGTTTGTGTTCTTCCAGTGTATCAATCACTGAATCTGCTTCGTCTGTGTAATAATAATTCATTTTAATTAATTTAAATTAGTTTTAATTCAATGTCAAACAGTTTCTTCACAACTTTCAAAGAATTCGTCTAAATCTTTGTGTGAATATTGTAAGAGATAAGCTCCATAATACCTTAAATCTTTTTCTTCTTCTGAGTGGTCATCTTCTCCTTTAATATCTAAGCAACCACAAAACATAAATTGTTCGTCTATGTACTCTAATGCAAAAGAATAACTTGGAAACATCTTTTGTAGCTTGCGTACTACTGGTAAAGGTGGTGACCATGCAGTCTCGAACTGACCAAAACTATTAATTAGGTTAATAGTCTCATCTTTATTCTGCCACTCATCAGGATCATCAATAACATAAGCATCTGTTCTGGTTCCCCAATTGTCCCATCTCCATTGATTGTCATGTTCTCCTTGAGGAATAATCTTATTAAAAGAAAAGTTCCGTAAAATGTCATAGAGTTTTTCATCTATACTTTTGTACTCGATAGTACCACTGTAAAGAGCAGGAAGAACTTTAATAGCTCCATGCTTTCTTACAACTAATTTATTTGTTACGTGGTTTGGCATAATTATAATTTTTTAATCTCTTTTTTATATATGGGAAATAGTAAGTGATCTAAGCATCTGGTGATGCCCTCTTCTATTTTATCTTCATCTATTGCGTAACTTATTCCACCAACTGCAAGACAGGCGTGAACGCACTCATGCATTAAGGTATCAAAGTTTTCTTCATTAGACATTCCCTTGCGGATAAAGATAGTCTTCTTATCAATATCCATTTGTCCAAAATCATCTAACTCTTTGTAGACGATGTTGAAAGTTACTCCACCGACCTCAATTGAAGTCGGGGCATATTTTTTCTTCCTAGGCATTTATTTGTTCTAGTGCTTTTACTCCTTTATCTGTAATCCAACGCTTGCCATCGATCTTCATAAAACCTTCTTTTAAAAGATAGATTTCTGCATCACGTTGTATTGCAGTACGAGACATACCTGTAACAGCAGATATCATTTGTAGAGTACAAGCCCCACGCTCTCTTAACAATTGCATAACTTGCAGTTCAGTGTTGTTGATTCCAAAAGGTAAGATTCCTAGGAGTTTACATAATATATTCCATTCTTTTCTGCCAAAGATAGACTGGTTATGTACTTCGCAGTATGCTTTTATCTCTAATGCTCTTTTAATAGCTGATCTGGCATTACCTCTAAGCGTAGAGGCGATATCAGTCATTATATCTTCATCAAAGCTAACCCAATCAATCTTCTTGCACATAATCCTAGCCAATTCCTCTTTTGTATATGGCTCGAAGTCTAGTACAGTAAGACGATCTCTAAACGGAGGAAACAATTTGTCTAGTTCTGTAGTAGCAAACATAAATGTCTGCCTCTCAAACTCAAAAACAAAACTGTTCTCGCCAAACTCAAACCTTTTTGTCTTGGCTCCCTCTACATTAAAGACAGTTAGAAAAGACATAATCAAATCATTTGGTAAAGCATGAGCCTCATCAAATAATATTGTTACATCCTTATCCAAAATAGCAGGAATAAAGATTTGTTCGAAAAACTGCTCCGCATTTCTAATGGTAGAACAATTAATTTCTATCATTGGTTTACCTAAAGTTTTGGCAAACTGTTTAGCAAATTCTGTTTTACCTAAACCTTTAGCTCCATTGAACATAAGAAACGGAATTACACCTGTAGCTTTTTTTGAATCAGTGTAAAATTGCAATCTCTTCTTGAGTTGCTTTTGTCCTATAAGTTCTTTAGTCATTGTGGATAGTGAATTGAATTCTTTCTATTTCTTCTTCTTCTTTAACTTCATTAACAGGTGATGATGGCGGTGGAGTAGCATTTACATCTAACCCAATACCCTCTAGCCATTTCTTAGAAACGACTACAGTAGCTTTTTCACCTAGCTGTTCTAGCAAATCACCTAAAGCAATTCGCACAAATGATGTGGCTCCTTTCGGTCGTCCACGATTACTTTTCTTAGTCATATAAATGGATTATAATTCCTTTTAAATCAGAGTCAAACATTTTTTCTAAATAAAATTAATTTAAAATATTTTAACTTTTTTGCTTGACCTTAATATATATAGGCATTATCTTCGGGGCATGGATAATAAAGAAGAGAATGAGTACCATAAGCTTTATGATATGGATACAAAAGAAAGTGTCTTTGGCATTCGTGTCTGGCATCCTGAGAGCATGAGTGAGAAAGAAGTAGCTAGAAAATTAGCTAGGAGTATAAGGAAGAATAATGAAGATTTAGTTGTAACCGCAATGACCGATACAGATGAGGAAGGAATAGAAACTTGTATATATCATGAGTTATCTGACTCAGAAGTAAAATGGTCATGGAGAGACTAATAATAAATAAATAAATAATATGTTTAAAAAAGCAACAAT